CCGCCTCCTTCCCGTAGTGCCTTGGTTGCAGCATGGAATCTAATCGCGCCAAGTTCCATGAGTCTAAATTTCGCTTGCAATGTTTCTACACCACCGATATCAGTGAAAATAAAGAGTACTTCCAGTAGGTCCTTTAGCGCGGCGGCGTAGCGGTCGCGCTCCAGCTTCGCTTCTCCAGCCACCTTGGTCATGTTTGACAGCAGGTTTATATATTCATCCCGCTCCTTCTGGCACTCGGCAAGTTGCTTTTCGAGTTCCAGAATTCTTGCCTGTTCAAGAGAGTAACTTGACAGCCCGCACATGCAGATAGTGCGGTTCCCATGGTACACATGCACAAACTCATTGCAGTAGGTCATACGTGCTCCTCCACAAAATCTTCAATGAGAATACCGTTCTGTACACACCATGCCGACAACAACTCTTTGAAAAATTCGTCGGAAACCGTAACGAATTGTCGCTTATCGAACTTCAAATGCTGAATCAAAACCAAGCGATCATCTTTTCGTGTGAAGTACTTCTTCTCAGTCTTTTTGAAGATCGAAGCCGTTTCACACTTTGCACGCTTTTTTACTTCTACATACAAAGCAGGAAAAGACAAACCGTCTGGCGAAACCAATTTGTCCTTGATCACACGCGGAGGATTCGTATCTAACGTATGTTCGGGGCCAAAACCCGTCACGTCATCCGCGACGGTTGCGTATGAACCTAAACCGACTCGCGTTCTCCTCCGACCTCCTGGAAACAAACGCGCCGCTTTTCTTTCGCTGTCTTTCCACCCGCTCTGATTCATTGAGCACCTTTCGCGTGGTTTTTTGGCGAGCGGGCTTCTCTTGTGAGATGCACACTGCACACAGCCACTCTTCCCTACTGCGATCAATTACAGTGTAGCGCCATCCGGCCTGCGCAAGTTCTTTTCTTGCAACAAGCTCAGATGGCGCAGTTTTGAAAAACCCCTTACCACACTTTTTACAAACGCCGTGAAGACCAGTCAGAACCATACCTACCCCCTCCAAGGCGCGAGCGCGGGAGCATACTTGCGGATCCTCTGCCTGAAAACGGTCGTGTTTTCCTGCATCTTGATCTGTGCCTGCCAACGTGTACATGCCGCCAGTTCTGTTGGTTGCCAGATTTCCCCGACGAGTTTTTCGACCACCCAAATATGCATCACTTCCTCTCACGGAATTTAAGCTGCGCAAGTTCCCGTTTGCACGACACAAGCTCCCTACCACACACCGCAAGTTCGATGCGCAGTTTATCCGCCAATTCATCCGCAGCTTTCAACTGTGTGTGCAAACCTTCGATCTCGCGAATCTCAGCAACGTCCACAGGTTCGTAAGTCATCTGAAAGACTTCGTTCACGCACGGATAGAACTCACCCATAACCCCGTGAATAATCCAATCACCAAAATTGCAATGCACCCACATAGTGTGTAGAGTATCCCACACATGGATACCATGATCATTGACGAGATACAGCGCCATATCGCTGAACGGAAGGTCTTTGAATTGCACAATCCGCTCGGCATTAATTACAATCGGTTTCTTGCGGAACTTCATGTCTCCTCCTCTCAATCATGTTTTATGCGAAACACCTTCCAACCCAAAGACTCTAATACAAGAGTCTTGCGAGCATCTGCATGCTGTGTACTCAACCTTTTATGAGCAGGGCCGTACCCCTTTCACGATTCACTTGCTGATGTTTGATCCGCGATAATCTATTTGCGTGACAGACCAAACAAAGCCTGTCATCAAATAACCTATCGATGTGCGCAGGATTGTTTTCGCACTTCTCCAACGGGCGTTTGCTACGTGAAGTCATGTAATCCTTTGACATATCACCTCCCAGAAATTGGACGCGCTACGTATTGCAGGGGGATAAACTCCACTGCGTATGCACGCTGCTCTGACAGATTTGCGTGGTAATCGATTTTGTACAGATACCCTGAAGCGTCCAATCCCAAGAGCACACCTTCGTATTCCATGATCTGCACGAATTTGAGAGAACTAGGCATAACCCCCGAACCGGACCCCGGATCAGAACGCTGCCCGAAAAGCAACACACTTGCTACCAAAAATACAACGAGCACTAAACATAATTTTTTCATAACTCCTCCGGTTTACATTGCAGGTTCGGGCGCTTTCTGTGGATATATAAATGCACCCAGCGTTGATCCCACACCATCTTCGCTTCGGCTCCCTGCAAAAATCGTGAACTACTTTCCCAACCGCAAATTGAGCTTCTTCGGTCGAGGCATGAGCTTCACACGCGCAGGCTTGTTAGTGAACGTCTTCGCATCTTTGTCTGTGAAAGGAAGCTCCTCGCCAAGGATGACCTTGCGAGTGTCCACATCGAGGATGAACCATTTAGTGCCGCCGAATTCCTTCAGCGCCTGATTGTAAAATCGCTTCACAGTCGGCAACGATTCTGACATGACATTCAATTCGGCGGTGTCGTCGATGATCTCATACAAACCATATTTCCGTGCTGGAACTTGATCAAGCTTTAGCATTTGCCCTGCTCCTTTTGGATGCCCAGATGTCAAAGACCTCGCGTCCATAAACAATCAAGGCTGTTAGTAATAAAATCGCTTTTACAAACGTGTCTTGTGAGGAGTCTTTCTCACAAGTAAAAAATTTCAATGCTGTAAGCACACACTCCACGATATAAGCATCCGCAGATGCGGACCGCATCATGATCTGCGTACAGACCTCCAAGTGATCCTGCTGCCACGACTCCGGCAGATCTGTGCCGGAAGTTATCCTCTTCAAGTCTTCCATGATAGTCTGATTGCTCAATGGAGACTGCCACACAGCCAACCCTTCCCACAAAACATGCGCAAATCCACACAAAGGCTGACCTGCTTCGACCATATCGCCCTTCGCCGCAGCAGCATACTGTTCCGAGACAGCCGCCCACACCAGCGCTGCAACAACAACCTGTTTGGAAGCAGCGCTGCCCAATACTGCAAGAATCTCTTCTTGCGATGTCGGTTTGACACGTGTTGCCAGATCACTAAGCTTAGATCCTGCAATCTGCGGCAGAACATGTGCCATCAATCTCAGATATTCCATATTATGCCTCCACGATTCGAGACTCGCCGCCCTCTCTACGAACAGTGAGCACGTTCTCAAAACGATTCGCCATGTGCGCATTGTGGGAAATTACGAATACCGAACCCTTACGAGATGCTTCGGTCTGCAGAAACTCTGCAAACGCATCAACACCTGTCGCATCCAACCCAGCATCAAATTCATCTATGATTGAGAAGTTCAATTTCTCCTCCCCCTCTGCTGCGGCCTGCCACGCCAACGCAATGCAAAGATCCACACGGCGCATCTGCCCATTGCTGGACATGATATAAGATTGCGCCGACTTCTCGACATCGACTTTCACCCCAAGTTTGTCGCTGTCGTTTTTGGAGAGTTCGATGTCGATCTCGCCGCCGGTCAGCCAGCTTGAGAACTTCTGAATCAATTCATTCAAATGCTCAATCAGACTCTTATAGCAGTTGTCTTTGATCGCCTTGTACCCAACAACCCAAAACTCGGCTATCGCCTTCTCTTCGCGCATCCCCTCCTGCATCTTGATCGCCGCCGATCTACGCTTTCCCGCATCAGCGGCCTTCTTCTTCGCTGCAGCAATCTTGTCGTCGATTGCCTGAATGTTTTTCTTCGCGATCTCTTCTGCACCCTCAGCAGCAGCAACTGTCGCCTGTAAGCGTGCGATCTCCGTCTGAAGCTCGCGATGCACTTTCATCTGCGCAGCCTCGTGCGAGGCTTTCTCATTCAAGTCACGCAACGCAATCGCCAACGCATTGACCTTCTCAGTCAATCCCTCCAACTCAGCTATCTTCTTCTGCAACACGATGTTGGTTCTACGCTCGTGATCAAACACATGCTGCTCCCCGACCACCTGCATACATTCGGGACAAGTCTCTCCCGCACGGAACTTACTACGCAATCTACGCAATGCCGCAACATCCCCTCCCACAGTTCGCTGCTTCTCTTCCAACTTTGAGAACTCCCGCTCTTTCTCCAAAATTTTGCTATCGATGGCTTTCTGCCCCAACAACACCAACTTGGACTGTCTGACCTTGGCTGCGGCCAATTGCTTCTTCAAAGAAATCAAATCCCCAACTTTCGAAGTCTTTGCAGTTGATACACGTAACGCATCCAGATTGCTGATCGAATCCTGAACGGTCTGAAGCTCAAAATCAGCCTGTGCCTGTTTACTCTCCCATTCAGCTATCGCTTTGGTGATGTCGCGAACGTCCTCTTTTGCCTTCGCGAGCGCATTGTCAAAATCCGAGAAGTCGAAAAAGTCCTCCATGATCTTTCGACGCTCTGCATCTGTGCATTGCGTAAAACGCTTGATGGAACCTTGCGCAAACACGGCGCTGTTGCAATACGTCTGATAATCCATACCGATAAGAGCTTCAATCTTCCTATCGGTCTCTTCCACAGTCTCGCCTGTGAGAGTTGCACCTTCACACGTAAGAGTGACTTTGTTTTTGAACTGAGAATGCTTCCGATATCTCGTAGCACAATATTCATGTCCACCGGATTCAAACAATACGCTCACAAAACAATCCTTGCCCTCATCGAGATTAACCACATCGTCGGCCTTAAACTCCTGACTGGTTTTGCCGAAGACCTTTTCTCTGATTGTCTCGCCGAAAAGACACCATGGAACAGCATCCACCAATAAACATGATTTGCCGCTCCCATTGCTCGAAGCATTTATGGAATCCAAGTTCTCACCCAACACAAGCACCAATCCCTGATCCGCAATCGGCAAGACGGCATGCTTAAATCCCAAAAAATTATTCACTTCCACAGATAACAATTTACTCATGATTTTTTGTTCCCCCATTTGATGCAGAGTTCCATGTGCCCAAGCCTAGCATCCTCAGGATCGTTGTACCCACGAAAATCCACCTGCTTATCAAAATTCGCGCAGTATGGACAGCACTTACTGCCATCGTCCTGCTTTTTGGATTTGAAAACCATCGTCTCATACTTACGATCAAGTCCAATATCATGGTACTTGGGTTTCTCGCCAGACTCGCGTATGGACTTAGGCATGATAAGTTCCCCCACGGTCGAGACTATGTATTTTCCAACCCACGTGTTCAAACAAAACTCGCAGTCTCGGGCAGCACAAAAATGACCTGGATGAGGCATCCAAATCCACTTTGAGCTATCACGCATCACACACCTCGTTTTTAAGAAGTTCTATACGCTCCATTTCGGACATGATGTGGTGTAATGCAACCAGTCCGCATGTGAGCAAACCCTCCACATCTTTTATACGTGACCCCCATACAGGAAATGCGTAAGCGATATCCATCAATGTTCCCCGAGTACGGGCAATGTCATCTCGCACACCAGAAATAATTGCACTCAAAGACTTCGAGAAATCAGTATGATAAATCGGATCCTCACGATAGCGTTTCGCTTCCAATACCTGCCCCGAAACGGTAAGCCTGTTGCATCCCGAACATCTTTCTAATTCCATCACACCACCTCCTCTGCTGCAGTGCGGGGCATCGCTCCTTTTGAATCGCCCCTTGGAAGTCTCAACATGTCCCACACTTCATCGGGGACAAACGCCATTCGACACCCGATGATCTGCTCTGCGAGTTCTGGAGGATTCACCATTCTCCGAATCGCGTCTTCTTTGATCACAACCCAACCACCAGTACGGTAGGGATTGTCTTTATCAGTGGACAATTTCTCATCCACCGAGATCAAAATAATCCCCAACTTCATGTGCTCTTCGCACTTGGTGCAGGGCCGCTTGTTGTAGCAAGCCAATCGAGGAATCACCTTGCGCAAGCGCCTGTGGAGCAAAACCTCACTCGGCTCTAAACAGTAATAGCACTGCGACATTCCCACGAAGTCTTTTTTGCTCATTGCGTCCTACCTTTCCCATTTCTTAGGAAGAAAACCGCCTGTTGACATCCACCTATCAAGCGCCCCCCACAAAACGATGAGTCTCTCGATATCGCCTATGTCCCAAGTAGGTTGTGCAAACAACTCTTCGAGTTCATCCAATGTTTTACTGGGGTCCATTGATTTTCCCCTCCTTTTTCAATTGCATCCAGATAAATTCCATCAAAAGCTCAGTCCACACATTGGACTTGAGTATGGCTTTACGGATGAACTTTTCGGGAATCACGATTCCAAAATAATCGTCCCCGCAAAGCTTGTACTTCGAACCCAACCACGTCGGATCAACAATCTTCCCGCACGCATCAACCAACCACGCGTGTGAAAGTGGAAGTCCTGCGGTGCAAGTCGCAAAACCTTCACAATAATAAAAACCACTGCCAGGATTGACCACAATGCGCTGACAGTTGGCGTAGCATTCCTTAAGCTTGCAGCCATACTTTTGTTTGACGGCCTTGGAAGACTTGTGGTCTATCTCATCGGAGGTATATTCGATCCCATGATCCAAAATGTACTCGTACCCCAACGTGTACGGAGGCCGCCCATTCTTACGCCCCAACTCAGCAACCATCTGCACGTACTCTCTGCAGGGGTTCATTCGGGCACCCCATAAATTTCGAGACTTGCCCACATCGGGAAATTGTCAAATGTCCGCACCACCCCCGAGTGCAATCTGTACAACATCTCCTTTTCGTAATGCTTGCGACACAATAACAAGTTTCCCTGCGAAGGATCCCCACCGCAAGGGAGCTTCCGAACTTCGCGACACACATGCCCATAATCGCAGATGGATTGCAAATGTCGAGACGCTCGCATGTCGGCCACCAATTCTTTCACGGCGACAATTTTGAATTTCATGAGTACCTCCCATAAATGGATTCGAGAAGCGCAAGCTGCGCGTCTGAAAGTTTGTGAACTCGGTTGTAAAACTCCTCAATGCTGATCATGGTCGCCAAGTCTTTCTCCGACATGGCACCCGCCAAATCGCGGGACTTAAAAATCCACTCAGTTCTCTTCTTCTCCTGCTCAGTCAAAGGTCGGATCATTCCTGCACCTCCTTAGCAGAATCGTAGTAGTTCAAACCATTACTCAAATACTGCTTGCGTCGATCATCGGGCGCATGTTGCTGCGCGTACGATTGAACTAATTCCCGATGTTTGTGAACATCAGAACTCGCGAACGCAGTCTCTTTCCTGTCGTGAGGTTTGTACTCCACAAGCGCTCTGCCCTTGAGATTTGTCTTAACGAGCTTCCGAGCTTCGTCAACGTAGTCGGTAACTTGAAAGCGTATAAAAGCATTTGGCAGAAAATCTACCAGTGATAACGCCGCAAGATCAGAATCCGTCAACGTCGTAAACAACGGACTGTCGGGGTACTCCACGAATTTTGCAGTACGCTTATCGGTGTCGATCTCCCAAATGCCCTTTGTGTTCCCCTCATCCCCGAAGTCCATTTGGTACGGAGAACCTGGAATCAAAATAATCTTTCCAATCGGAAATACATCGCCATCCTGCAACTTCGTGATTTTCTGCAAAGCAGTTTTGTGCTTCCCACGTTTTGACTTGGAACGCCACATGACCTGACCAAGATGGATGTCGCCGCAGATACAGAGGTCAACATCATTCGAATTCATGAAGCTGAGAATTGCATCCGCGTCATACCCACCACCTCGGGAGATGTACCCTGTAGGATACGCCGCTCCCACAAGGCATTCGTGGATCATGAGAATACGAAAAGCTCGCTCACGCGGAGGCAATTTCTCCGGAGGAGTCCCTGCACCGAAACTGTGGATCTCAGCGTCACCCTGTGAATCATGACCCTGTGTCCTTACATGAAAAGATCCACTCTGCAAAGCGTGCAACGAATGCACATCACCGCTCTGCAAATATTGATCATGATTACCTGGAATTGCCAGCACTGTCGGACAGTTGTGATTGAACAAATCATAAACCCGATTGTACAGTGGAACTGGAATCGCGTTCTTTTGCGAGAACAAGTCCCCCGCTAATAAGTGCAAGTCGGCAGGTTGCTTCAAAAACCATTCGAGGAAGCTCAACCCCACCTCTGCCCTTGTGGAAAGCCCGTCAGATTTTGGTCGGGAGAACATGCCTCCAATTTGCAAATGAGTATCTGCAGTCGCGAGAATTATCATAAGTTCCTCTTCGGATGAACAAGTGAACGCCACACACGCAATGGTCGCCTGTGTGCTGCGGGGCGCTTGGATTCTTGAAAGTCGCCAGTACGTTCGATCAAACTATTCTTCACAGCAAGTCGCATCTGATGACCGAGCGCACTCGGATGCGGAAACGCTACTGTGTAATTCGAAATGTACATCCACACATCGTCGGTCGTGAAATACTGAAACTCTTTCGCGCACCATTCGACAGCACTCACAAGGATGGCTGTCCAATCGGGGTCCAACGCTTCGTGAGATTTCTTGATTCCCTCTTCAATGATTTCAGTCATACGCGGTTTTTCCTCTCTTACGAGTTATACGAGTTTTCTTCCCAACAAAAACATCTTCCCAGAAAACGTCTTCGTTGAATGCAGGATCATCCTTCATCAATACATTAATCGTGTCGATCAAGATCGAGTTAAAAATGCTACGGGACTGCCCGTCCTTTTTGACCACAGTCTGGTAAGCGTGTCTGAATCCTTTTGCGAGAAGCTGATAATCAGACTCATTCACTCTCAACCTCCTCAGTTTCAGGTTCAGACTCCCCCTTTTCAACCCCAGCAAGGCCAACCTTGGGGGAGATCCGCACTCTCGCACGTTTGAACGCCACACCAACCTTGTTTTTGACGTTTGCAATCATAGTTTGAATTGAACCATCGGGGAACTTCTGCATACGCTTTACTGCAACTCGAACAGAACACATATGCAAAAGTGCATGTCCCCCAGGAGTCTTCAGCTTGTCCCCATACATCACACCAATATTATCCCGAACCTGATTCAAAAAAATCAGCAACACATCGTTATTCGAGATGAATCTACAAAGCGCTTTCAAATTGGTGGACAACGCCCGAGACAACGCGCCAATACGATGCTTGTCTGTGTAAGATTTAGAATCCAATTCCTCTTTCGTAAGAGTGCAATAAATCGTATCCATCACAACCGTGATAAACCCCTCAGGCATGATCTTCCGCGCCTTAAGCACAATGTCCTCAATCATGTCAAAAAATGATTCGACACAGGACTCATCGTTTGGAAGAATGACGATCAATTTGTCTGGATCCACGCCCATCATCTTTGCCCATTCGGGGTCGTAGCTAAGCTCAGTGTCAAGCAAGATCGCGATTCCACCAAGTCTTTGCGTTGCGCCCAAAAGGAAGTACGCCAACGAAGACTTCCCGTGAGATTCCATCCCAAATATTTCCAGAAGTTTCCCACAAGGAAGCCCTTGACCATCTCTACCCAACACAGCATCGAGTTTAGGCACGCCCGTGGGCATCCAATTTTTCACCTTGCCCACCAACAAGGAAGCCACCTCTTCACCCGCATAAATCGGCGCTAAGGACTCTTCCCCATAAATACGCACAATGCTCTCGCGAATTCCTGTGAGCGCCTTCAAAACCTTCGGGTTTTCACCCTGAACCTGTACCTGCTGTCTCAATCTGCGAATCTTCTTCGGTTTAGGCATCTAAAACACCTCATAATTGCGTTGTACGGCCTTCTAAGACGGGAAATAGGGGTGCCCGACCCTTAAGGCACCCCCAGACATCTGAAAAGAACCTAGCGCCGCTTACGGGCAGGTGCTGGCGGTGTGCGTTTAACTGGCGCTGAAGGCTTTGCTACTACTCTTCTAGTAGGAGCAGTTGGCTTCGCGGCAACCTGCGGACGCATCTGGACTCCGCAATCGGACTTCAAGACGCATTCCTGACACGCTGGCGAGGAAGACTTGTACTTGGTGCTGTAGCACTTGGACTCGCCCTTCGACTGAGACAAGGCGACTCGTTTCTCCGGTCCAGAGAGATTATCGGCCAAGAGAACGGAAGTTCGTGGACCATCCTCGGTGCCATACCCCCAAGTATCAGACTCCTCAACGGAATCCTCCTCAGGTTCCTCCTCCCCCTCTTCTTCTTCTGACTCTTCTGTTTCCTCCTCCTCTTCTTCTGCAGGTTCCTCCTCGGCGGGCTCTTCTTCAGGGGCCTCTTCTTCACTGTCCCCTGCGAGCCCATATGCGTCGGCCATGAGCTTCTTGATGTCATCCTCACTCATACTCTCAACCTCGTCATCGAGATCAACAAGTTTGAGTTTGGAGATGTCGCACTTGGAAGGATCCCCTGGCATCATGACGTACTCGGTGTCGTCGAACGTAGTGCCTGTGCGTTTGAGAATCACATCACGTCCGGTGTCAGAGTCTGTGATGTCACCATGCTCGCTGAAGTATCCCTGAATGTCCTTGTAGCGTTCCCAACCGACAACCCAGACCTGCACACCCTTGGCAGCGGTCGCCTTGGAAGTGCGATCCAAAATGTTCCAAAAATACTTGCGACGACGCACCAACTTTTCGAGAATGGCGGCGTCGTCTTCGTTACCGCCGTCCGCAGACTCGCGCAACGCGGGAACCAGTACGTCACACACGTAGCAGTTTCCCGATTTGGTGATGGGGTCAATGCCACACGTGAACGGGGTGAATTTCCCCTTCGCGTTGACCTCGTGCCGGTACACGTACTTGAAGGGAACCGGACTGTCTCCCCACGGAGGGAGAAGACGCAATACATTCCTCCCACCTGCAGCCTTGAAATACTTGCCGCCGCCCGACTGAGCTTCAGCGTCGTCATATAGCTGCTGCATGAGAGACAGGTCCACGCCTTTTTTCTTTGGTGCTGCTGAGGTTCTCGATTTGAATGCCATACTAACTTATGACCTTTCTGCGCCGGACGCCCGACGCTTCGCGTTTGAGTTGATCAACATCTGCTCGTGCTGTTGCTTTTGAAGACATGACTTGCATACCGCCCGACTTCTGCTCTGACTGAGCCAAGTAGCCAAGCGTGGTTAAAATATCAGTGCGTTTGGAAAAGATCTTCTCCGCGAGAGACAAAATTCCCACAGTGAATTCCAGTTCGACGAGTTCTTCTTTTAACCCATCCAAACCGCGCTGACTTCCGAGATACTGTTCATCCTGCAAAACTTTGGAATCGATCAGTTTCTCGGTGACTTTGAAGCTGCCGTCCTGAGACGCTACAAGCAACTGCTTGCGATAAAACTCGTTTGTGGTCGCCTCCAGACTCTGGTGTTCACGTTTCGCGATCTCATACGCCAACGTAGCGCGTTCATGCAGACGCACGGCAATTGCGCTGAGCTTGCCGTACTTCCAATACGACGCGCCATGACGTGTCATCGCGTGTTGCAAATCATCAAGATTCACATCCAAGTCTTCTTCAAACTTGGACTCTTCGAAAACTTCGGACTCGTCCACAGTGATCAGCGAACGTGCTTTTTGCTGCTGTTTCATCGCCTCACCTCACGGTATCTTGCTGTGTTTCAATTAGGATAGGAGAATTGTAATCGAAAATTTACGCAAAAGCAACTAAAAAACTCTGGGAATCGCCATGTGCCGAAAGGCTCGGACCAATGCGATTGTGATCCCACGTTCCACGTTCATGATCTCACGAACGCTCTTATCTGTCATACCGATGCCGACAGCCTCATCACCTGAAGTAAGAATCACGGTCGTTCTACCTCTGACCCTCCACCACTCAGCGCCGGTCGCGAGCGCAAGTTTTCCTTGATCGCGGATTTCGCATTTGATTCTTGTGGACAACAACGTATGAAAATCCCCAGGAACCAAAATACCATGTTCGCTATTGTGTGCCATACACACCTCACTTTCGGTAGCATCAAACAAAAGGGCCGAGACTTATGCCCCGGCCCGACCTCACTGGAATGGGTCTACTACATCCAAGTAGAACTCTCAAGCGAGCATTGAGTACCCAAACAGATACCGAACTTCGTGTCGCCGCGTATCAATGTATCCTATATTGTTAGATGCAATCACGCACAGGTCATCGAACTTCAAGTAGGCGACAGATACGTTTGGGCACACAACCCAAGTGTCAGTAACTTTCAAATTTATCGTGGAGGGCTGACTCATGAACTGCGGAGGACCGACTCCGATAATCACAAGCGGTTTAGTATTGTCGAAGTTCGTCGCGGTCGCGACCAAGGATCCCAGCAGAAGCGCCAGCACCGCCATGAGCAAAAGCGTCATTACGGTTCTCAACATATTGGCTCTCCCAGTTAGAGTACAAACGCAAACGCAGTTTAGCACAACTCCTAATTTACCGCACCCCCTTTCTTCCGCAACATGTGCTTACGGAGATTCGCATAAAATGCATTCAAGTGTTTCCTGAGAGGTTCCACCATGTACGGTGCGACATTCTCAATTCGTAAAACGCGCTCCACCAAGTCTTCCCACTGATCCGCATCAATCAGTTTGGAGCATTCTCGACAAGCGCACCAATCCCCTACGGATTCCAACACCAACACCGGCCCGTCGATAACTTTGTGCGTGCCGGTGATGTACGTTTCCGCAGAGATACGCTTCTCAGCGTCTTTCGGAACCTGCAAGTTACAAAAATCACAATGCAACATTTAAGACCTCCAAGTCTTCTTTTGCCGCGAATGGAAAATCATGATACCCGCGTCGGAACTTGAGAGAAAACCTCCTCCTCGAACAGGAATTGAAAAGAACGTATCTGGAATGCCGCACCTGACTACTTGCAACTTTCCAGTATCTGAATTGTAAGCTCTAGCTCTACGAATCATCGCGCCCGAGGGATACGTGATCTCTTCCGGTTCCAACCACGTACCCAAAATGTCGGAAGGCGCTTCGGTGCGCATACCAAAGTAGTTCGCAACACGCGGACGCGGCTCTTTCCTCATACAGCTTCCTCCTTTTCGAGACTACCCAATGCAATTCCGTATTTCATGTCGGCCTTGATGGGCACTTTGAGTTTCTTTCCCAACCACTTCAACGTATCTGGGTTGTTCATAATGTTCTGAACGAATGCCATTTCCTTTTTGAGATATTTCTTCGGGATTTCAAGGTACACAGCGTCGTGCTGCTCCATAATGAATTTGTAATGGTGTGTCGGATACGCCTCCAGTAACATCGCGATCTGCACAAGCAAAACGTCGTGCGCCGACGATTGAATCGGCGTATTGATCGCCTGATTCGCGCCATGCTTATCAATCACATTGAGGTGTCTGCGTCTGCCAAACAAGTTTTCAACGTAACCATGTTTCTTAGCAAATGCAATCATCCCCCTTTGCCACTTCAGCAATTGTGGGAATCTTTGATAGTACCGTCTATGAAAATCCGCTACTTCTTGTGGAGACATAGAAAAATTAGAAATTTTCCTGCACAATTGATCATACAATCCATCAGCATCCAAACCGTAGGCAGTTCCAAAGTTTACGGATTTTGCTACAGTACGTTGCCAATCTGCCAATTCAGCATCATCAGGCTTTTCACCAAACAAAAATTGACGGGTTTCCTCATGAAAATCAGCATCATCAATAAAAATCTGAAGCAGGGCTTTATCCTCAGACATCTCAGCCAGCACCCGCATTTCGATCTGGCTGCTGTCAAACTTGACAAGCACATGTCCGGGGGCTGCTACGAATTGGTCAAGCAATTCCTTTTTCTTTTTAATATTGTGCAACCGATACGAAGCGCGACCTGTATTGTGATTCATAACAGCATTGGCAACAAAACCATGTGTTACTGGGACGGTCAAATCATAGACTGGAATAACAGGTCCAGGTTCTCTGTGCATCAACTTCACATAAAGACCATCCTTTCTGAAATTGTGCTCTGACCAAGAGCGAGTATGGGGAATCTTCGCACGAAATACCTTAGCAATTCCCGCTTGTTTCTGACTCAAACACCCCACCTCAGACAAGTAACGCAGGATTGAATGTCCGGTCACATCCAAGCTGTAATAATAAGGTGCCGTGGCATTTCCAGTCCGTCGAACTGGATGCTTGTACTCTGTGCGTTTGAAATGGCACCGCACCCCCAAGTTCCAAAGTACTTGCTGAACAATCTCCAATCGGAACTTGTCCAAAGAACGAAACCTGATTAGATACTGTAAGCATTTCCCATTACGCACAACACACCAGCTACTATCTAGCGAAACCCCACGAACGAATGCACACATCGCTGACTTGTCTCCCCCCAAGATCCACGCAGGCACGTGCTTCTCCGCCGCACCATTCAAAGGGAAATCCATCAACCATTTAGCAGTAACGTCCTTTCCGGTTATGTGTACGCTGCCATTGCTGGCATCCCAAGAAGTCTCCCGAGCGTATAAAACCTGAGAAATTGCATTTACACGTTTTAGAACATAAATATCTCTATTTGAAATGGACAAAGAGTAATGTCCCGAATTCTCCCGGTTTGTGATGTGCCCATCAGACAAAAACATACCCAATAATTCAGCTTCCTCACTAGAACAAGTAGAAACACTTGGGAAGAAATTTGCACCAAATCCAGTCTGGATGTAATCTGCAGATGTGAGATCGGCTGCCTCCTTCCAGCCCGTTTCTGTCAACAACGGGTGCTCCGGCGTACAGCACAAATGTAGTCCGCACCCAAAAGTGAGATTCAACGTCGTGCGCCTCCGCGCAACATACGTATATGAAGTATTTCTAGGACCGTCTGGCGACAAAATCCCAATCCTGCGGGAAACAAATCCCTCCTTATGATCACACAAGACATCTGCGAACGCGAGACCCTCGCTGGTCCAAATCAACGTATCTGCAGACACACAGTCGGTTCCGTGAAGAAACAACGGAGCACGCGCACGGTCGTCCGCACCCACGATCTCCCAGATACCATCGACAAACGTACCTTTGTCTTTGCTTAGATCCTTGAAATCGGAGAACGCCTCCAATACAGGATTCTTCACATACTTATTGAGGATCGTGATGACTGGATCAGAAACAGACCAGCGCCCTGTAGGCGTTTTCATGTTTCCGATTTCCTGAATACCTTCACGTGGGAGCTTTTTATGGAGCTTCAATCTATCGAATAATGCCGCACCCATCTGTGGACCCGAATTCACGTTGATGCTCGGATCCCCCACGGCCAACCTAACCCTGCGTTCCAAATGACGAATACGCTTCTCCAAGTCTTTGGAAAGTTTCTTGGAGTAAGGCATATCAAAACCGATTCCGTTTTTCTCCATCGCTTCGTATGCACGTGAAACGAATGCGTACAATCTGCCGAGGCGCTGCTGATCTTCTGTCAGATGCGTTCTCTGCTGATCCGCAGCGATATGCGTTACGCACGCATCCAAACCATTATACTTGCAGAGAAGGTCTTCGGGCACTGAACTGAGGTGCGACATGAATTCAGAATACATCGCATTCGACTCGCGCTTGTACCCCTGAAGCTTTCTGCGATACTCCACAAACTCGTAATCATAGCCCCCCATCTTGGCGAATCGCGCCGCAACCATGTCCAAGTCATGAATCCCCCTACGTTCGTCCCACAAATAAGAACCATACATGGTGTCCCATGCATAATTCTCCACATCACAAACGAAAACGCCTTCAAGCATCCCACGATCATAGCCGTTGAAGTTCTGCCCAACCTTTGCGATCTTGGAGTCTGCCAAAATCTGCTGAAATTTTGCGTAGACCTTAGCGGTAATAAGCCGTCTCGGGACCACAAGCGCTTTGTAATCGTCATCGAAGGTCATGGCGATACTCAAGATCTTTGCGCCTTCACCTTCAACGTCTATCGCAGTTTCGCCTTTCACCCAACCCAAAAGCGTCAAAGCCTCATGTTCGGATCTCGCCACAAACACCTTCGGATTTTTGGGGACGGGCTTGGTCAGAAGCTCTTGTGCCAACTGCAAATCGGAAATGAACTGATCAATTACAGTCGGGTCAAAGTTCCTGACACGCATCACGTAACTGGGATGCCAAGTCGGCACAACAAAAATCGATTTGTTTCTGTACCTAAAAATCGTTCCACGCATCTTGGCAATACCATCGCGATTAAGCAACGCCATACACGGCGTGTTGCCCAATGCGACGATGACCTTAGGCTGACACTTCGAGATTGTTTCCTCCAAGTATTTTGAGCAACAGTAAACTTCCTGATCGGTAGGCGCTCTATTTGCCTTTCCAAGAGTCGGCCGACACTTCGCGGCATTCGCAATCGACACCTGAAGCGGATCAATGCCAACAGCACGCATTGCAAGCCGCAACGTCTGTCCAGCTTTACCGATGAAAGGGACTCCCTGTGCAACTTCGTCCTCTCCAGGGGCTTCGCCGACGAAGAGCAATCCACCAGCACCAATATTTGGGAGGTATGGTCGAACTTGCCCCTCAAAATTCGCAGTTCTGTTGATATTTAGTGGACAAACATCGCAGCCCCTGAAGTTGGGATCGAACGCGCTCTTTTTTGCCATGCTAACCCCTATACTTTCTCAAAACAAGTCTTTAATTGTCCCCGCCACGCTACTATCCGCTCACCGGATGTCCTCCGAGTTTGAGCGGCAAACGTGGCGGGGTTTCGTGGACGACTGCGGAATCGAACCGGCACATCCTTAGTAGAAGGGGTCACGTGTTGGGAAAGCACTGGCCTTGTCAGCCCAAACCGCACTATCCGACTGCGGCCCACCCCTGTCGCCCACGAAGATCAATTACAAATACTGAGCGTACTGCTCATCGTTTCTGCCGCCGATGTTGACAGTCTCGTCACAAGACAGCTCCAGCAACTTGAGTTGCCGAGTCGCGTAATCAAGTTTGTGAGTCAAAAAATCAAGCTTGTTCTTGAACTCCTGCGCCGTACGGTCGCGCCTGAATTCGTGTGGAACCTCATCTTCAGGAATCTGAGTCTCCACACGCACGGAAAACAAACCACCACCTTGATGCATGACCTCGACATTCTTGACACACAACGCGGTATCTGCGAGCATTGCAGTCGCAAACGCAACGAGGTCCACCGGAGATGTCTGAGAAGACAAACCGCTATATGCATCACTCTGTGCCCTCACCTCAGCAAACGTGGCTTGGCACTTCTCGATGTACTCTTTGACTTTCCCGATTAAGACTTCGCGTTTTACTTTCATTTGGAATCTCCTTTTTTGAATTCACAAGTTATATACACACCAAGACTTTTTCGCCGTGCAGGACTCCTACTCCGTACCAACGAATTTCCACCTTCGAAACGTAATAATATTATGAATCGCCGAACAACAAACACCAAATTTACGAGAAAGAGATTTTAGTGTCTCGCCTCCCGAAGAATACAATTTACGAATTTGTATCACCTTGAAAGATGTTAACTTTGCATAGTGATGTAATTCCCCCGAAGGAGCGTTGCGCCGATTTTTATTGATACAATCTTGATTGTTAATTGCGAAGGTGCCTAGAAATAAATGTTTTGGATTCACACAAAGCGGAATATCACACTTATGAAGCACACAAAGCCCTTTTGGGATTTTGCCGTTGTGAAGCACCCAAGAAACTCTGTGTGCACGAGTTGGTTTGCCAAATTGACCTCCGCTAAAGATGTTGCCATACCCCGATTTGAAAGTCCCCGCAGTCCACAGCCAACAACGAGTTCCCAAAATAGGATGGATGGGGCCGTGCTTATTGACTTTTTTCCAAAAACGAACACCCACAGGAACTGGTGGGCGTCCGCGTCTTGAGATACAATTTTGAGCAACCATGCAGTCCTCAAAAAGAATGGCACGGCCCGTTCGGGACGTTCTTGCCCGACCGAACCATATGCCTGTTTGGAATTATTAAACGAGGGTTGAAACTTCTTTTCGACGGCCCCTAGCGCGGAGCTTGAACTTTTCGCCATCAATTACATCGTAAACGGTAAAATCCCCATCCTCACGCCTGACAAGGAGCAAGTTTGGGAATGCTCCCGTCCTACCGAAAAGTTCAATCACCAAAAGAATACTGGGGTCGGTCAGCCCTGGCGTGAGAATGTAAACTGCACAACGCTCTAACAACGCCTTCCCATCAAGCTGGCGCTCAACAGCATCCACGGTCGCAACAATCTGGCGCTCCATGGGAGCACTGAAATCAATTCGAAGTCTTTGATGCACGTACAAAAAATTTTCGCCAAACTTTTCTTTTAGAAAGGCCGTTGATTGTTCGCTGGGAATATGTCCAAAGTTCAAAACCAAATTTTGCATATCACCTCCTCAAAAGGGGATTCTAGTTGGTCAAGGTACTGCATGCAACCAATTCGAACCCCTTATATTGAGAAGAGATTGCTGAGAATGGTATCCTCTTTGTCTCCAGGAACGTGCATGACTTTGCCGAGCTTGCTCAATTCCTGTACACCATACGCCTCCTCATCTAAAGAATCACCGATGAACACAGGGAACACATCAAACTTCAAACGCTCCCTCTCGTTATTGAAATGCGCAAGCACAGGACCAGAAATTTGGCAGTCCCCATCCGAAATGAAAATGCAATCAGAGTCTTTTTGATTCTCCAGGTGCGAGAGATATTCCCGCAACGGCGGATCAAAGCTTGTGCCCCCACCTGTGAAAGCCCCAAAAAAGATCTCCAAGTCTTTCACAGTTGGAGTCGTGCCTTTAGGAACGATCAGCTTTTTGCCGACCACGTAATCAAACAACACTGCCACGTAATCGCGCTTCTGCTTAACTGCGATGGACAACAACGCAATACCGACCGCCTTGGCCCACTGCTCACGGGAATACACATTTGAATTCAATGTGGGATTGCCCTCTGCATCCGTCGAATAGGACTCCTCGCCATTCGGGCACACCATTCCTGTCATAGAACCTGAGCTGTCTAACGCGACGAAGACTGGCCCCTGACCCTTTGAGTCGGTGCCTCTCAATTCATATTGAGTGAGCTTTGCGTCAAGAAAATCCTTGTAGAAAATGTCCTCCAAATCAGGGTCTTCCAGTTTGATAAACTCTTCGGGAACCACGTCTGCCAGAATATTTCCCAGCTCGATCCCCTCAACTTCAGTGCGAATGTATTCGACTTTCTCCGACTGCTTACGCTCTGCAATCGCGATCATCCTGCCAGCCAACCGCGCCAACTTGTGAAGATCAGGCATACTGTGAACCTTGTGCGCCAACTTCATACGCTCTTGCAAGCTAACCTTTGTTTCCGTTCCAACACCTGTGCCCCACCCGAATGCTTCGGATAATTCCTGGTTGGCATCCACCTCCTCTTGAGCCTTCTGCAACTCCTTTCGAACGATCCTGCGGATCTTGCCAGCGTTGTTTTTGAGCGACTTTTGCAATTTCTTTTGTGCGACTTGCTTATCTTTGACCTTCTTCTCGGCCTCAGGCACGTCTGCAGGATCACCTTTATCGAGCAAATCGTCCAAGTCTTTCTGAATTGAATCGACTTTGTTTTGCCCATCGCGCACTTCTTTTGGCAGCTTCTTAAAGGCTTCTTCCACAGCGATCAATGCACCAACAGCGTTGATCTCATCGCCTCTGGAAAACGCCCTGAGGTGTTGATACTCAGGAAGGCCCATGACTGATTCGATCACCTGCGCGTTGGCGCTACGCGCTTCAGGAACTTCATCAAGTATTTTCGGAGCATACTTGTAGAAGATCCCGAAGCCGTCTGTCATAAGATCCCGAAATGGCTGAGACTGCTTCCCCATCTGCGCCATCATATGTGGATGCATTTTGACAAGGGACGAAAACAATTCCTTATCCATTGTATCCACATTGGTAGTGTACTTCGCGACACCCTCTCGGGCGTCCGTTCCAATCGGCACACCATCCTCGTCCACAAGTTCCTGCTCAGGGTCGTTCTGAGCAAGAACCTGTTTCGGAGTCGGCGGGACCGGAGCAATCATCCGTCTGCGTCTTCGCATAAAACCCCCTAACTAAAAGGAGAATCCAATACAGTCCTTAATAATATCACGTTGCATCTTGAGAAGTTGCGCCTGAATATCTTCGATCTTGCGATCTTTACGAAGCTTGCCAGCGTCCGCAATGAGCTTTTTCAGCTTCTCATTGCTTTCTATCCCCACGTCGGACTTTTTCGAGTCCATCGCGTTTTTATGGACCTCGGAAGCTTTGTCCAAAATATCCAGTGCGAGTTGAATGTCGGGCGAGACCATCTGCAAGATGATTCTGGACGAAACCTTGATGTCGGCAGGTTTCTCCCACAACACGTGCTGCAGAATCGAGAACTCCTCAGCAGTCACTTGATCCTTGCCATTCAAGAACGCTTCCGCCTGCAGGACTTTCTTACTCTCACGCCAACGCCTAGGCGAAAACGTCAAACCTTCAGTTTTCAGCTTGCCACGAAGATCTCGGCACAAAGACGGCACCTGAGAAGCGTCTACAGCATCGACTGCGACCCAAGCTTTTTCCAAGTCTTTCATTGGAATCATGCCAGGACAACCCTGGATCCTCACTGTGGTCATCATCTTTTCGAAGTTCGAATCGTCGATGATGTCACCTACCGGATACCTGAGAATCAGCCTATCGTACAACGCGGCCAACTCCTGAGACTCTGGCAGTTCATTCGACGCCGCGAACATAGACACCAACGGGGTCTGCAAAATTTCATCGCCGTTGAAAAAGAGTCGCCGCTCGTCCAACAACGCCAATAACGAATTGAGTAAAGAACCTGTGGCTTTGAAACCTTTGTGTTAGCTTACGTTCGCACGTAAGAGCAGACTATATCTTCATCTTGATTCTGGCTTTCTCTTGCCAACGGATACGGGCACAACATCGTACACATCGCCCATGACTTTCGTGCCTACGCTCTGTCGTGTTGCAAATAATACAAGCATCATAATGAAACGCCCACCGACCCGCATACTTACTTTTCAAAGCAGCACACAATTCCTGTCGATGACGCAACAAATGACACCCACGACAAAACCCCATCAACCTCTCAGGCGAATGTCCAGGAGTCAAACCCAAAGATTCGTAAGATCTCCCATCGCCATCCAGATGATGCACTACGGTAGCTTTCGCACCACAGTCAAAACATCTGCCCCAAGTCTTTTTGAAAATCTCAACTCGCAAAATTCCAAAATGCCGAAGTTCACGTTTGAGCTTTTCCTTTCGCCTGAAAGCCTTATCTAATCGCAGTACGGCATAACACTCCCGCGACCTTTCAATCAGGTGTTGACGGTGCTTCTGATAATACTTTTTGTAATAGTCGGGATCAGATGGTTTTCCGCCCATAGCGTTCTCCTTATGCTTTGAATAGCATAACAGAAAACACTAAGGATTTCAAGAGCAAGGCGTGTAGTCGTTGAGGGGCCAATCACGGCTTCCCTGCGGATTTTCTGCACCCAAACATTTTTACCGACATCCGGTGATAAGCCTCGGTAGTTTAGGATACTCAGACGTTCCCGCATACAGCCCTGTTACGTATCGCAAGTCACCCTGCGAGTGAGTCCGTAAAGTCAAACTCATCCAAGAACGCAAAATGCACAGAGGGGAACATGCCATCAATATTCCGACGATAGACATCCTTCTTGAGACCGGACAAGCGGATGGGACCAAAGAGATCTTCGGGTTTGGTGAACTTGTTCACAAGGTGCTCGAAGTACGCAGAGTCCGCGAACGTCTCACAGACCTTTTCAACCAACAGGGATTTGGTCACGCCCTTCGGGCCAATCTGAAAGTGGTGCTTCTGTGCCAGCACCGCAACCATCGCGCCGTGCAGGACTTCGGTGCGCTCCACAAACTGATCATCCAAAGCACTCACAGCAGCATTGAAATGCGTGTACAGTTTGCCATTACCATTCGAAGACACATTGCGGACCTTGCGGACATGAGAGGAACTTTTTTTGCCTATCATATACTCTCCTAAGTTTAGGTTAAATGTTTCCAAGTCTTTTCTGGAGAGAGGTTCACGAAACCCCTTGAGTAAGGCACTCTAGGGTGTCGCCTTATTTAAGCGCCAAGCGCTGATTCGCGAACCTCTCACAACTCAATTACTGAACTCTGCTGCTTGCGGGTTTCGCCTGAGTAAGATCTTTCTTTGAGACCTTCCGACGGGATTTCTCAACAGTGACCCTATTACCCAAAGTCTCGAACACAAAAGAGGCATGCTTCACAAGCGCCTGTTCGACCAACTCATCCAAATTAGTCTCGTACCCATTCTGGGACATCGACCGCAGTGCATCTTGCATAAGCAACGCCCCACAAGACGCCAAGCACAGAGTGTACATGATACCGTCCATAAACTTCCGATCACTATCGGAGAGAGGCTGCAACGCTTCCTTACACGCATCCGCCAAGTTCGACAACTGCTGCCTATCGGCACCGTTAAGATGCGGAATAAGCAACAACATAATATCATCCAGCTTCATACTACCTCCCCCGCAGCTTTGGGTTGACCTTCGTATAACCGCCATCGTAGCACTCGCCTTCGAGAATCTCCACCAAGTCTTTCAAACTGGTTTGCACGTTCTCGATTTGATCCAGAACATCTTCGACCGTTTGCTCTTCGTTGCGATAGCCCAAGATGGTATTGAGCGTTCTGCTAAGACAGGACACCGTAGCACTCAACGTGGTTTCTTCACTAGACGAAGCCCACGTGCTCCCGTCAGGGTAGACGGCCGCTGAAGTTTTCCTCCTGCTGATGCCAGGCTTTTTGGCTTTGATAAAGTTCTTTTTCGAAGCGGTAGCACCTTTTTTGACAACCGCTTTTTTGATTGGGTGTCTTTTGACGAGCATGATTTGATCTCCTTTTTGAAGAGAAGTTTGTAACCGAAGTTTCTGACTGCCCATGCGGTCAGCATGGACTTGCTTTCCTGAATGATGATATCGTTGACCATCGTGGAACGATTCCCCTTTCCCCGTTTGAGATTCTCGGGCCAAGAGTCTATGACGCGAGAGTTATCCTGCCAGTTACCCCCAAGGTGATTGGTTGCCGCAAAAGCCTCTTCGATGGTCTCAGCCTTAACCTCAGCAACCAACACATACGGCACCCAGGGATCAAAATTCTGCTCCAAAAACCTGAAGTCTTTTACAAGCTTCTGGTGAAGCACTAACCAAATTGCCATACCAACCTCCAAGTCTTCTGTGGCCCCCTCGTCGTGAGGGGGCCGATGGATTGAATTGAAACCTCTAGGACTCCAACTCTTTCGAAGCGTCCACGAGGTAGAGGCGAACGCGGTTGCGAACGTCGCTCGCCAGCTTCAAACTGGCAGTGCCATCCTCAACTGCCTTGTCCCACGATCCCAACAGGGGCTCAACCTTACGGACAACGACTGACCACGCGCTGTTGATCATATCGTCGATGGCGTTGATCATGGCGCGGTCGGTCGGGGTGAGTTCCTTCACCGCCGAAGTCTCGGGAGCCTTGGGGCGACGCACCGGAGCCTCGATAACGGCCTCGACAACCTGCTTCCCAGGCTTGGTGCGCTTGATCGCAGGGTTGATCGCGGGAGCGGGAGAAGCCTTCACAACTGCCTTCGCCTTCACCGAAGTCTTCACAACGGCCTTGTTCGTTGCCTTGTTGATCTTGCCGATTACATGCGCTACGCTATTGCTGATTTTCATATGTTCCCCTTTTCTTCTTTTTGAAAGTGAGTTGAACTACCGCTCTTCGAAGCGGTCCATTCGCCTATCGTCTTCGCGATAAGCGGATGAAACGCTTGGGGCGCGACCTCTCAGCCGCGCCCCTCTTACTTACCGCATTAGTATTTCCCTGAGTCTCTTTGCATCTTGTCAAGATGGTCTCAATTCGAGACTCGCGCCTTTTCGCGGCGCACGGGCATAGACAATATCCTCCAAGTATTTTCAATCGTCACACGTAACCATTCGAGCCATCATAACCCCAACCCTAATTCCCCGACACCTCTTTTTGGACGGGGACTTCGTGAATCGCAATCACATAGCATCGCGCACAGAGTTGAACCAACATACCCCGAAGCAGTTTCGGGAATTTGACCTCTACCTTGTTGCATCTCCTGCAAAGTCTTTTCAATCGCATAAAAACCCCTAAGACAAACAATTGTGTTTGTGATAAAACTTCCGACCCCGCTGTTCGACGTTCTCGTCGTCTGGATCAATTGCCTGAAAGCACCATTCGCACCGAAGCAACAAGTGCCCCCGCAATACGGGGAGCTTCTTGCCTCGGAGATTCTTGCGAATCCTCGCAATGACCATCATGCCTTCTTCCCGCGTCAAACCATCCTTCTTCATCAAAGCCTTCAGATGATCACCCCAACCTTCTGCAATAAATCTACGCTCTGCAATCGACATAAAGTTCTCCAAGTCTTTCTTACGTTATGGGGGCGAGACCACCCCGCCCCCAAGGCCGTTACCAACTACGCCATCAACTTCTTCCCAAGCTGCTTCTTGAACTTAGGCCAACTGGTTGCGATCAGGTCCATCACGTCGGGGCCGATCCGCTTCATGGGCCAAGTGCGAACGGAACCGAACGCATCGGGGGAACTCTTCCCCATGACCGCGATCTTGGGTTTGCCTCCGTCATAGGACATCAGCGCGAGTACCACTTCGTAGTCCTCGATGTTGCCGACCGTAATGGTCGCGATCACTTTGTCTTTTGAAGCATCAAAAGCATTTGCGAATCTTGCCATACTATTCACCTCTTCTTTTTGGATGATGGTTGAAAATCCGAGTCTTTTACCAGACCGTACCAACATGGTGCAGCCATTTCGGGGCTCACGTGCGTCACCGTCGTGGAAGCCCCGTACATCGCCGCTCATATCGTCTGTTTGGATTGTGTCCTAAAGGTAGGTTTTTTGATTTGAGTGAGGTTTATCCTATGGACCCTCACTGACATTCGTTTCTGTGCCATCGCGCACAATGAGCAATGTTGAACTCATGCAGATTCTACTTGGTTGCCTTCAAGGGAGATATTCACTGAGATCAACGTGTGACGCCTAGCGGCCAATCCACGTCTCTCATCTCACTGCGCCAATCCTTTCCCTAACACCCTTCAAGCTTGTTCGTCCTCGCCGGACTTCCACCTGTCGGAGTTTCGCTCACGGGATTTAGCGTCTCAAGGTCTTTCGTATCGGAGTACTGCGACCCCTGCCGTGTTTGTTTCAACACGGACTTTCCTCACTATCGCTGAGTCACGCCAAGTCTTTTTTCCGATCCCTCGCGGGCATCTCGCCCACTTGATCGATTAGACTCTGCGCTAACCTGCTACCCGATTTGCTATGTCGGGAAAAATGTTTGTACGGGTTCTCAGGACTTCTCGTGGCATCTCAAGGATGCTATCCTTGCCCTCTTGTCAGACTCACCGTCCAGAAGTGGCAATCAGAACCAAGCGCCCAAGTCTTTTTCGTTGCGGCCTCGCCAATCGCCCTAGTCCCAAAACATCCCTTGTCGGCGTCATCCATGCGGGTCCACCGCTCTGGACTTTTTGGTTTCGAAAGAGGTGAATGTTCGACCCCTTTCAAGGGTTGTGGGCTCGTCCCAGCGGGCTCTCACTCCCACATCCCTCCCACTTGAATCAGATTCAAGCTCCATTTCGAGCGTACACTCTAGTGGAAGTGTAATAGTAACATACCGTATGTCTATAGTCAACTAAAAAGATGAAATAAAATGAGCTTGCTACTATAAGAGTAGTAATAAGACATTTCACACAGCGAAACGCTAAGAATGAAATCACGTTTCACACAGTAAAACGCAGATCTCCAAGTCTTTTTACTTCGAAATCACGTCCCACAATCGGAGCACTGAGCGTCTTCCGAACCAGAGCAAGCTTCGCAGTACATCTTGCCGCAGTCCTCGCACCCACACAGTTCATCGGGATTTACAAACTCCCCGCACACATCACAGAGACCTTCGGTCTGACTCATGCACACCTCTTTTTGACTGACTTGATTGTAAGTGTAACCTCGCCAGGATCGGTCGAGTAAATGATCTTACCAAATCGCTCCACGCTGCCTAAGCGCCTCGGAAGCACGGTGTGGTGCAGCATACCGGAGGCGACAGGGATCTTGACGTACAAGATCACCCTCAGACCCTCTTCGTCAAACAACCCTGCAATCAACACCTTGGTATTTTTGGGGACCGAGTTGGTATGCAACTGCCACGCGGGATACCTATAAACACGGTCGCTTGTGGTCATACCTATAGATCCCAGGTTCATGGTGCGCACCACAACAAGCTCACCAGCACTATCTCGATAGCACCTACTTCGATTGGTCGGTCCCATTGTGTGCCTCAAGGGATAACCCAAATCCGAAAGGACTTTCAACACGATATCCTCCCGGTCGTTCAGACTCCAAATCTTGTTCTTCATAAGAAAGCTCCTAACCCATAATTCACATTACGCAACGCTTGTGCCACAACGTGGTCGATCTCACATTGCTCAGCCTCACCTGGATCCTTCGCTTGCACGAACGTCACGGAGATATGCATAAATGCCGACAACGCTCTTGCCATCTCAGCAGCGAACTTCGCAGCATCGCGGTCCAGCATTATCACGGCCCTACCCCAGGTGCGAGTGATCAATAACTTTTGACGCTCGGATAAACGATTCCCAAATAATGCAACTGCGCTATCTGGAAGTCTCATTGCATCGTACGGCCCCTCGGTGAGCACCACATATGAACTGCTCTTGGCATTGTCGAAGTTGTACAAATAATCCGCAGCTTTGAATCCCGGCGGAAACTTGTACTTAGGCTTTTCGTCTGGAGAAATTGCTCTCGCAGTGAACCCCACCATCACGCCCTCATGTTCGACGGGAAGAACCACTCTCTGTGCATAGTCGCCCAAGACGCAAAATCCCAGTTTGTACTTCTCGATCAGATCCTGACCGACGCCACGCTTGTATAGATAACGAAGTGCTGCGGCATGTCTGGGTCTCGTACCGCTCAAAGGCTTGCACTCTTTGGGTACGGGGAAGGCTTGCGCCACAACCTTCCCTGAGATCGGAGCGGTCAAAGGGGGGAACGTCCCTTGACGGCCTCGCTTGAGCCCGATCAATACGTGAGCATCTTTCCAAGGCAACCCAAGCTCATGAAGCAATTCCAACACCGAACCGCTGCTGTCACACCGAAAACAATGGAATGCTTGAAAATTCTCTTTCAGAGAAATCCCCATATGAAACTTCGTATCGGGAGACTTCCCATGATTCTCACATAGGGGACAACAAGCTCGATAAGCATCGCCCCTATCACGCTTCACCCTCAAATGAGATTCCAACCATTCCAACAGCATCGCGGCCTCGCACACAAAACAGCAGGAGGGCTCCCGAATATCGATTCGGGATTTAGGCACTCGGCCAACCCTCCATACTGTTCAGCAATTTCCCAGCTCAAAGTACTATTATACTAAAGTAAGATTTCCAATAGCAAGAGAATAATGAAATTAAAAAGGAAGTTCCTCAAGAGGTTCCAACTCCCCAGGCCGAGGTCTTGGAAGCGTCTTGGCATTGCAAGACTTACACAAAAGCTCCAAGTTGCCTTCCGCAAAATCCCGCTCATAGTGATTCATTCGCAAGTATGGATTCATCGACCGCGCAATCCAATCCCGCCCATAAGGGTGGTGAAACTCCAATTTCTCAACCTGCCCGCATTGCTGGCAGGCACCCCCCATCTTTTTAAGCAATGCATCTCTGCGCCGTTTACGCGCAATCTTCAACCATACATTATTACGTTCAGTCTTTGTCATCACAGCACCCGAGTTCTTGCATTGGAGCGTCTACGTGTGGCAGTCGTTCCTGCTTTCAATTCCTGCTCAGCGTTGTAACCTTTGATCTCATCTCCAAGAACCATAGTAGCCGAGCTGGAATAAAAGATTCCGTGTGTGAAATCACATGCGAAACTCACATCGTATTTATCTCCGCGACCTCTGTGCTTGGTTACAAACAATCGGACCACACGTTCGTTGTGCAGCACGTCTTTCTCTTCCCACTGTCGATTCTTAGTATCGAAGATAATATTGCGGTTGAAACCTATAAAAATATCCGAGACACGAACCTTCTCATAACTGTCACCTACTTCCAATTCGGTAATACGTTTGACACCGACACCGGATCTCGCTGATTGAGTAGCGACCCAAATTGCTATGTTCTCCTCCACAGCAAACGCTTTCAATGCACGCCACACCATCCCCTGCTCTTCGTATCTGTTCTTTCCATTCGTTGCCAACAGATCGCCATAGTCAATAATTACGAGACTGGGTTTCCCATCTCTTGCAGCACGATTCCGAAAGTCCTGGCGAAGCGCCTCTACTTTTGAGCGCTTTGCAGTTTCACCGTAACCAAATGCAAGGTACACCACCTGCAGTGCCCCACCATGCTGCTGAAATGTCCGCACACGCTTTGCCAACTTTCTCGCGATTGCAGAATTCGAAAGCTCTTCCTCAGTCGCGCCGATGAACATCTGATCGTAACGTGTGATGATTTCATCCCTGGACATTTCCAACGTGTAATGAAAAACGGACATCCCCTGTGCAAGTGCGGCCTTGCCGAGATGTACTAGAAAAAATGACTTCCCCACTCCCGAGGGAGACATGATAGTTCCTACTTGACCAAGCTTGATTCCTTTCATCTTTGCATCCAAAGGATGTATAAGTGTAGCTATCGGAGGGGCTTCTTCCTCTGCCATTCGAGCTACGCTTCTGTGCCACGTCTCCGCAAGTACGTCGGGCACTCCTTCTTCAGCTTCCTGCTTTTGACTCTGGATGCGCATAAGAGGCGCAGTCAGTTCCGACAGATCATATTCACCGGAGGAAAACTTCGGTAGAAAATCCTCCAGCACTTGACGCATCTCGGAATGCTGAATGAATTTGTTCACCTCTTCGATGACATAGGATTCGTCCCCGAGTTCTGAGGGGGCCAGTTCGTCGATGAGATCAAGAATCAACATTTGACCTTCATCAGAAACCTTCGTGCGCTTTGCGTACTTGAGAACCTCATTCGAAATGTTGTCCCCAGGCGCTACCGCAAACTTATCAAAGTATGCGTATGCTAAGGAACACACCGTCCACTGTTCCTTCGATGGAAAATGTTCGGGCTGTAATCTCTCGCGCATGGTGTTCAAAAACTCAGTGGAATAAACCACCATTGCGAGCACTTTCGTTTGCATGGATTGTGTAAGGTCTAGTTTCACTGTACATACTCCTCTCTGTGTCGGGCTTTTTCTTCTTCGGTCATGAGCCTCTCTGGCATCTCTTCGATCTCACAATACAAAGACGGTTCTTTTATTTGCATGTGAGCAGTCGCTCTTTGCCGAGCAAACTCGCCCATCAACTCTTCGTAAGTACGACCTCTTTGATTTTTGATGTACTCAATATTCGCTTGCAAGTAATACCTTGGGGGCAGTCCCTGACGGTACAACTGTGCATGACGCATTTGCTGATCTTGAAAATCCTTGTAGGATTTCAAAAGGATCCACTGATTGAACTCTTTCAAGAACTTCCCCCCATGCGTTCTCGGATCAGGCATCCTCAATAATCTTGCGACAGTTGACGCCTGTAATCCCCAACGCTCCAATTCAATTTCGTGTGCAGCTAACTCTTCGGGCTCAGTGGTTCTGTACCAATTCATTTGTCCATGAGCTTTGCACATGGACTCCAAACAATAAATCATTTGTTCGCAGTGCAAACTCTTGTGTGGAGGAAATCTTCGATAAATAAGCTTGTGGTATGCGAATGCACCTTTAATCAAAGAAAGCATCTCTTCGGTGTCCGTAAAACCAAGCTCCACAAAACCCTCGCCCAGAACACACATGCACTCTCGCACATTGGCATGAACTGTTTCCCAAGCGGCTTTGAAGACACCTCTTCGACCTGCCACAGCTCTGTAAGCTTGGTGCATCAAGTTGAACACACGCTTCCCGCCAAGGTTGCGAACTAACTGTGCCTTTTTTGGGGGTAAATCTACGGCTGGAAGGCGTTTTTTCTGCTTTTTTGGGGCTAACTCGTTTGAAATGTGTACTTTACTTGGAGAAGTTGCAAAACCGTCGTGTTCTCTACTAAGTAAAGAGTTATTACTTATTATATTATTATACTTAGTAGAGAAACTGCCATTTTTGCAACTTTTGAGGTTATCTGATTGACCGCGCTCAACTTCCGCCATTTCCAGCACATCTGCCAACTCATCCATGAGCGGCTCGTATTCTTCACGCGGTAGATACTTCTTTGCCGATATGAGACGTGTTCCTGACTCTGAGAGTCGTTTTCGCAGGTATTTCACGTATGCATTCACACCACGTGTCTCTGGTTCTCCCAACCTCTGCAACACGGTTATTTGAATGGAAACCTCAGAAAACAACTGCCGCGCACGCCCTTTTTTGGTGAGTGCTTCAATTGTCGAGAGCTTTCGCACAGCGTCATAAGCCACAAGGAGCGGACTCACGTAGCCCCGAGGCTGCTTGAACGCGATGACATACTCCCGCCCAATCGTGTTTTGCAAAACCCCTGTGTTGTGCAACGCTGCTAGTGCTGCATAGGCCGTACGCTGCGACACTTTCGCAGCTTTTGCAATCTGCCAAGGAAGCCAAACTCCCAAGAGCATGTCATCCTGCAATCGTGCTCCGTCGGTAGCTCCCCCATTTTCGATTGCTGCTATTGCTTGTTGGATATCGTCTCTCAATACTTGCACCACTCTTCGTGTTCCGATGGACATGTTCGCCCCCCTCCGTATCACGTATGATTACTTGTTGTTTCAATTTGTATTTGCAAGTTCGTATTCGAGAATTTGCGTGTGCTAAAAGATGCCTGTTTGTGTTGTCCAAAAAATCGATGTACTGCAATTCCGTTTTTCCCTCTGCGATTCGTAAACCTCTTCCGAACATCTGTGTAAAAACCACGGGAGATTTTCCGCCTGCCGCATTTATCAAAGCATCAACAACCGGAATATCCACACCTTCGCCAAAAAGCTTTCTGGTAACGATAAGGATTTTTACTTGTCGATCTTTGGTGAGTTGTTTTACATCCGCAATATATTCTGCGTCATCGTTACCTGATAAAAAGATAGAATCCTCGATAAGCTCATTGAGAATTTCTCCATGGTCAATTCTTTCCACAAACACCAAAACAATCCGGCCTTCTTTTGCTAAGCGCTCCGCTTCCTGTTTTACAAGAGCATTGCGAGGGACACTCTTCACAATTCCGTAGAGGTATGCATTGCGGTAGTTTTCGTAATGGAGATTTGGAGAAGATATTTCGAGGAATTTGATTTGAGATGTGGAGAGATGTCCCTGCCCTTGCAACTCTGAGATTGGAATCTCATGAATAATTGGACCAATTGCAGCTTCCAATAACATGCCAGTTTTTTTGAGATTGGGTGTTGCCGTAAGGCCAAATCGAATGTGTGCGTTTGTGAAATGTCTTGATGACACGTACCAGCTCGCTTTTTGTCCGGTGCTACTGACGTGATGAACTTCATCGATGACCAAAATCTGAAACTTATCAAGTTGTGTTCGTGCATTTTTACTCTTGATCAAACGCATCAAACTTTGAACTGTGAAGATGGTAACTCTCCCGAATTCCTTTCGGCCTCCACCGTAAACTTTCACATCGATTCCTGCCTTTTGAAATACCTCGGCAGTCTGACTCAAGAGGGTTTTGGTGTGGACTACGAAAGCGGTAGGCAAATCGAGGATTTTTAGCGCTGCTACTACTGTTATAGTTTTTCCCGCGCCCGTGGACAAAACCAGCACACCACGCTGGAATTTGAGCATGGAGACGAGCGCACCCTGCTGAAATGGCCTTAATTCGACGCCTACGGCTCTCAGAGGCTGCAAAAAGTCTTCGGAGCTACCCTGATATGCCTTTTTTAGGTCGTTGATTGTGGGGCTTTTGGTGCGGGAATCTTCGATTCGGTATTTTACACCGTTTGCGGCCAAAATACCTACTACTCTAGTAGTAAGTCCAGCGGGGAAAGTGCCATTCTTGAAAAGGTGGATTTTTCCGTCCCATCGACCACCTCGAAAGGCGGGACTGAAGCGATACCCTTCCAAGCTATATGAAAGCTCTTTGTCGATCTGTGCGAAACACGGACAGCTCCCAGAAATGGAAGTATCCACGTTCGCCACGTGAAGCACACATTCGGCCATGACGACGCTCCTGATTAAGTTGTTTTGAAGAGTAGATTATGTCGCAGTCAGAAGAGCGTTGTCAACTAAAATGCAATGGGGAGACAAAAAATAAATCTCCCCATTTTTGCGCTTGACTTACTTGGGTTCGACAGGGCCGAATTCGATCTCAAAACCGACCGCATCTCCCGCAACCAGTTGAATGTCTGCGAGAGAAGTAATCGTCTTCACGCCAGCACCCAAGTCGGCATCGCCTGTCACTTTCAACTGCACGTTGCCGACAGCACCATTCGGGAGAATCTCTGCGGACATGCCATCTGCTGAAATGACAAGCTCGCAAGCTTCTGGAATGGACAGCGCGTACGCGGGCAGGCCGTCCAATCGGGCAGGATTGCCATAAGCATCCACAGGGCGTACAACTCGTACTGAGGTTTTTTTATCGACGGGGAGAGTAAACATACCGAATCCTTTCAGGGTTATGATGCGACCTGTTATGGGATCAACCACATCCAGCCAGATCGCGACTGCGGGACGCGGCATACCTATGAGACGTAAAAACCAACTGATGATTGCTTGAATGATTCTCATTTTGTGAGGAACGAACCTTTCGCATCCGTACGGTCGGCCGTGCTCTCGGAGATCGCAGTGTAGCTGTACAATTTTCCTGAAGTCAAGTTTGCTAATCTCACGTAATGATCAGTGACGAGTGTGCTGCTGACGGTCACAGTTTTCAACGCACCACCTGCGGCTTGGTATTCGAGTCTTGTGGTACATGGCACTGATGTCTTCCATGACAGTTGCGCAGTCGTGGCAGTCAGATCCACAACCAATGGGCCTGTGATCGCGATAGCGCTTGTCACCGGCAGAGATGCTGTTATGAACGAGAAATCCGCAGACAGGATGCTGTTGGACCTCACTCGGTAATGATAAAGCTTCGCCGCCTGTAATCCCTGCACTGAAAGTGCGTGCGTCGTAACCTGCGCCGCATCGGTCAGGAAAGTCCCATAAGAAGTTGTCAAGCCATACTCGACGTAGGAATCTGCTGAGATATCCGTTGTCCATGTGATGCTCGCAGTCTTATCGGTTATGTTCTTGGCCGTGATTTGGCTGAGAACGGGGTTTTGTGTAGGAGGGCTCAGAGTTGAAAATGTGAAGTCAGAACTGACAGTCGGTCCCGATGTAACCCGTGCGTGATACAGCGTGCTGGGAGTCAGCCCTGACAGCGGCAATGTGTGGGAAGTTACGGATGCGGCGTCTGTCGCAATTCCCCCATAACTTGTGGACGTTCCATAATCCACTCTTGAATTAGCTGCGAGATCGGTTGTCCATGTGATCGAGGCTTGCGTGGGCGTGATGTTTACGGCAGCGATTTGACTGATGACAGGATTCTGAACCGGAGGCTCGCCCGCGATTGTCGTACTGACTTCATTTGAGAAACCGCTTTCCAATCCTGCTGTGTTGTAGGCAGTCACCACAAAGAAATATGTGCCTGGGGCCAGGTTTTGCACTGTGTACGTGGGAGCAGTAGAAACTCCTGCAGTCTGCGGAGGGGATGCGTACTGACCCGAAATGGTGCCGTAGTAAACCTTGTATCCCGCTAAGTCTGTTTCTGAATTGGGATCCCACGCGAGTTGCACAGAGCCTGACAGGATCAGCACACGCAATGCAGCGAGGAGCCACAATGTTATTTGCATTTTGCAGTACCCAGCGAAAATACCTTTTTCACTTTGCACCAGAATCCGGTTTTCTTGGTGACGGTATTATAAAGCTGTTGGTACAAATCCGCACGTTCTTTCTGGAGGTCTTTTTCCCTTTCGGCAAGTGCGGTAGCCGATTTTTCTATTTCCAGTGCGCGTTCCCAGTTAATCTTTTCCTGTGTGCGCAGCGCTTCTTCCTTAACTCGTGTGTCCGTAAGCAGTTGCAGTCGTGCCTCTTGCGCAACAAGTTTGTACAGAAGTTCGAGAACAATTCTTTTGTCACTTTCCGACAGCGGAGGACTTATATCCTGACAGAAAAGCGCGGATGGCATCATCCAACATATCACCACGAAGGTTACGAATTTTTTCATAATCCTCCTTCAGTTTATTTTGTATGTCCTGCATCGAAGCGTCAACGCTTAACTCGAGCGTGGTGCGCAGCTTTTCGAGATCTCGCCGCTCCAGCACGTTTGATTTGTGATCTGAGATGTTTTGTTTTTCTTGCGCTTGCAGCAGAGCTTCGCGCTGCTTCCACTCCAGGGCTTTTGCTTTCTCGATCTCCGTTGTTGCCGAAATCCTCCCCTGCTGCTCGCCGTTTGACCATTGCCGAGCGCCGTAGCGAAGGATGCACAAGTAACTCACCGACAAAACGACGAGTGCCAAAATCACCCATAAAATCATCTTCCGCACAGGCGCTGGAATCATTAGCCACCATGCAAACATACCTCCCTCCACTATTCGTCTTTGGGGAATGGAATTTTGTTGATCACGAATTTGGTCGCCGCAGGCGCTGCGAATTCCATGATGGACCCAAACAGTCCTGCAATAGCAGGATGAATTGGAATCGCAGAAAAGTACTCGGGAAACAACCACGTCACTTTGTCAATGTACAGTGCGCCGAACAGCCACACCACGAAAATGGTTGTGATCCACGAGATTTTGTCTTCAAACAGTCCGATATCAAACCACTCGTGTGTGCTGAGGAGCACAGGTTTTTTCAGCTTTTTTCCCGTGTGGCACCATTTGGCCCACTTCCAAACAAGTGTGAGAACCGCTGCAGACAAATAAAAAATCCATGCGAATGTTGTAGGTTTCATATGACTCCCCCACGCAATATGTTGGCTAAACGCCCGTATCTATTCGGCAGACTCCGCGCCGCATCGCTATCAAGACATTCCTTTGCGGCAGTTTTCCAATCTTGAATTTTCAATGCAGCAAGCATCTTTTTGAATTTAGACAGACGGGGCATCCCCAAGTTATATCGCATATTCACCAATGCCGCCTGACGAACAACGTCAAGATCGGCGAACCAAGGCAGGGCTCGAACCAAGTCAGCAACACACTGGTTAATCTTGCTGTTGAGCAACCACGCAGCCTCTGCTTTTGTGACACCTTCGAGATTTATGTTGAGTCCGTATCCTATCACCAACGTGTTGCCTGTGTCGGCTGCGGGAAACTGTGAATAACCTTCATCCTCTTTTAGGCTAATGAAAGCAGAATTACGAACGGCATCTATATCTAACATTTGTTTCTCCACAGGTTTTCATGCCATCAACCACTGCAATTTGCGCTTCAGTATGTCGTAAGCCTCGTGCAACATCTGACTGATTCGACACTCTACCACGTTGAGCACTATGCCTATTTCCTTTTCACTCAATTCATCGTAGTAGCGCAGCATGATTACCAATCGTAACTTCTTGGGCAGTCCTAGTATGGCTTGTCTAACGTGGTATATTCGCTCGTTGTGCCACGTGCGCGTGTACGGAGAATGCCCAACTGCCACATATGAGCGGATGTGACTTTCGTTCAATTTCGTGCAGGGACAACCTTCGTGATTGCGACTGCTGCCAGCATTGAGCCAGGACATCTGATGATGGACGCCATCTATCAACGCGCCATTGATCAGAATCTTTGCGTATGCACGAAAGGGAACACCTTTTGACTCGTCGTACTTTTTAGCTGCGTTCATCAATCCAAGAGCAGCAAACTGATTCATGTCGTCAAGCTCATCGTACTGCTTAGTGCGCTTGACGTATGAAGCTGCGAGCATCTTGGCAAGCCCCAGGTTTGAAGTGACGAGTTCTTCGGTGGTCATTTCTGCAATTCCAGATCCCTGATATCCTTCATACGTTTTTCCATTACGATGACCAAATCATTCTTGCGTTTGTCGAGCACCCGGATCTTTGCCATCAGATTAGCGACATCTCGATCTCCCTTATGGCACTCTACACACGACGGTTGACTCAACCACGTTCCATGTTGCAGTTGTCGATAGTAGCCGTTGCGCTCTTCATTGATCCTCAAAATCGTCAGTTCGTCCTGCAAGATGACGAGACGCAGACCGTTGAGGTTTATGCTTTTCTGATTCGATAACA